TTTATTTTCTAATTTAGATAAATCTACAGTATGAGATTGTCCTTTGTATTCAAATGAATAATCTTTACCATACCCTAAAACACGTGATGCTATTAGTATAGCGTTTTTGTCCCCAATGAAAAGATCTTTAATATCGAACTTATTCATAGTCAAAGATTCAAGTAATTTATCTAAAACTATTCCTTTTTGAATGTATGATTGATTAGATAAAATATCTTCTTCCTTAGCGGTCATATATTTCATTTCAACTTTACCACTTCGTAATGGGTGGTTTGCTGGGTAGATTAGGCCCTTTGAAGGCAATTCTACAATTTCTGTTGGGAATTTGAACTTGTTTTCTTCCATAAATTTTTATTTGTTAATAACTGTTTTTGTTTATAAATATACAAAATAAAAAAGAGCTTGACAAATGCCAAGCTCTCTTAAGTATTGTTTTGTTTTCTTTAGATTAGAAGTTCAATACACAATAATCCATTCCTACTGTCATGGTAATTGTTTGTGCTGTTGCATCTTCATCCCAGTTATATCCTGCAAATGTGGCAGTTTTAATAAATGCTCCTTTAATGATCCATTCAGAAACTACATCACCTACTGGTCCTAATACGTTGAATGTTAAATCTTTTTTATAGAAATCAGAATAACCATCTCTACCTGTTACAGATTCGTGATGCAAACGTACCCATTCCATTACTGCTTGAGCACCTGATGGTGTGATTGGATCAAAAAGTGTCATTGTAATATCACCCCATGCTGCTCTACCTTTTACTTTACGGTAAACATTAATGTGGTTCAATTTAATTTCACCTTGTTCTATCGTGATATCACTTACTTGTTTTACGATATATGAAGGTATTCCATCCATATACATGATAAACCTATTTGCAACTTTAGGTTCAAAGGCTGTGAAAAATATTTCATTTGGGTTTAATACTGCCATTTTGTATGTCTATTTTATTTTATTATAAATATTATGCTTTTTAACTTTTACCCCGGGAAAGTAGCTCCCGTAGGTAAAATGTTAAAGTTCAAGTAAATGAATTCTGCTGTTTTAGTTGGTTGTAAATAAATAGCTCCTACTAATTGATTTCTATCGATTACATCTGGAGTGTTATTTGTATCATCCATTACTACTTTAAATGCATACAATCCTTGTCTTTGTTGTACTGATTCCAAATATGGATTTACTTGACTTAAGAATTGGTTTCTTGTTGCTGCTGTGTTTTGTTCGAATACTAAATTATCAGCTACTTGAGAAATATATGATTTAAGTGAAATTAATAATCTTCTAACATTTACTCTATCTAAAGCAGATGCTTGAGTTTGTAATGTTTTTTGTCCGTATACTACAACTCCTCTTCCAGGTAATGTTGCTAATGGATTTACTTTACCAGTATATAGATTATCTTTATCTGTTTGAGTTAATTTTCTTTCTACTTGTCTTACTGTTCCTAATCCACCTCTATTGATACCTGCAGGTGCAAACCATGGCTCACTTACTTTATCAGTGTAAGCATAAACACCTGGGATCATTGTTGAAGCTGGTACCCAAACAAGTTGTCCTGTATTAGGATCTGTTGTTTGACACCAAGGCCAATATGTTGATGCATACGAGCTATCTTGACTAGATGCATTTCCGATAGTAGTAGTTACTGTTGAACCATATAAACTTGAATCTACTACTACAATAGCATCTCCTCTATCTTCTGTATTTGTAATTAAAGTACTTATTGGAGTTGGATAAGCATCAATAGTTAAACCTGGAGCTGAGATTATATTATATCTAAATTCATTAGGGTTAGCTAATAGATTTAATGCTGTAGTATAGCTAGCTCCTACTAAACCTTGAGTATCAGTACTTGTAATATCATTATACAATTTCATACCTGCTTTTACATTATCTCCTGTACCGGCTCCAAATGAACCACTTTGAGCAACTGGGATAGATGCAGTATATTGAGGTTTTGCTACGCCATTATTATCAAGATAATCTGGGGTTTTTAAATTTACTGATTTTACTCTTATATATCTTGAAGCATTTGGATAAGATCCTGTTACTTGTAAGTAAACATTAGTTCCTGAACCTTGTACATTTACTGTTTGATCACCAATTACTCTAGCTACATAGTTTGGAGATTTTGGATCTAAAGATAAATTTGTAAATGTTTCTAAGATTGAAGGATTTCTATTATTATCATTTCCTTGTCTAATAACAAGTGAAAATACTCCACTTGATGTATTAGGGCTAACAATCTGCCATCTGTAATTTTCAGATGAACCACTTACTAAACTTCCACTTATTTCAGTTCCTGTGTTATTCATTATAGTACCAGGACTTAAAGTTTCTAATGTAAATGCATTAGTACTTAATGATGAACTTACTATTGAAGATGTTGCTGGAGCCCATGCTACTGATTCTGAAACTACTCTTGTTACCAACAATGAAGTACCTCCATTTTGGAAGTAATTAAATGCTGAAATAGAAGTTAAGAATGTGTAGGTATCAGATGCACTAGTGAATGTACTTCCAAAATTTGCTAAATATTCACTATAAGTTGTAACTAATGTAGGTATATTTATTCTACCTTTTGCAGTAGGTCCTACAATAGCTGCACCAGCCTGTACTGGTAGTGATGTTACTTGTGATTGATCATTTTCTATTGCCAATACACCAGGGGAAATTAATACTTCTGCCATTTTTGTATGTGTTTATTTTTGTGATAAATATATTAAACTATATCAAAAGTCTAATTACTTGGAAGAAATTCTCCCGTTTCTAAAGAAATACTTCCTTGACCATATTTGTCTTCTAATTCTTTAGCTATGGATATTTCTTGTTGTTGAAGGTTTTGTAAACTAGACTTTAATTGTTCTTTTTTTAATTGTAGATTCATTATTTGAATTTCTACATTTCCTACAACATTAACTAACTCATTAAATTGACTTTTTAATTCTGTTAATTTTTGAATTTCTTCTTGTGTTAAAACTTGTTTTTCCATTTTGTTATTTTTGATTATAAATATCAAAAAAATATATTAAAATTAACAAAAAACATCAATCTCAAAAACGGCTAAATTTGTTGGTTGTATAGTTGCAGTTTGGGTTGGGGATGAGAATGGGGTAAATGTAGATGGTGTATTTGAAGTACCATTTAATGTAATATAGTCTAATATACCAAACGGGCTTATATATTTAAATGTAGTAATAAATGCAGTAGGAGGAGCACCAAAAAATGGAGGAGAATATGTTATTGGGGTCACAGTAGCATAAAAAGTATCACCATTATTTATTACTAATGTACCTGATGTTCCTGTACCAGCAGGGTTTGTATTATCTAACCTTAATACCCCATTAACATATATTTGTAATCTGGATCTTCCTGATACTGAGACAATGTTATTGGTCCAATATATTGTAGCTGAAGAATATCCATACCATTCACTTATAGCATATGGGGAAAGATTATTAGGTTTTACAGGGGAATATGGATTTAAAATTGGATATCCAGTAGCACTAGTAGAGGCTTTAAATAAGCTAAAATTAGATGTACTTGACATACCTAATTCTGCTCTTATTTGATTTAATGAAATTTGTCCACTTGATGGTAAAGCCATTACTTTATCTTAGATTTTAATTCATCAATTTGTTTTTGTTGTTCTTTTATAGCTTCAATTAATATAGGAACTAGTTTAGCATAGTTTACAGTTAAATAATCTTCACCTGATTTTGAGGTAATGTTTCCATCTTCATCTGTGTCCATATCAAAAGCAGCTAGTTTTACTATTTCAGGGGCTATTTTTTGTATTTCTTGAGCAGATAATCCTAGTTGAAGATTTTCATCTGTGTATCCTACAGATTTTGCTAGATCATTATTTTTATAGTAAAATCCATTAAGTGATAGTACTTTATCTAAAGCATTATCTACATTAGATACTTTTTCTTTTAATCTTTCATCTGAAAAATATGCTACTATATCACCTGCTGCTACTATAGCTTGGGTTGATGTGTTATTTACCTTAAATGCTTTATTACCATATACTTGAACAAAAGTAGAATCTGTCATATATATTCCACCATCATATGTACTATTATACCATCCTGTAGCTCCTGTACTTCTGAAGTAATCTGATGCTACATATGAAACAGCTGTTACATATCCTGTATTAGGATTAACTGTGAAATTGGTATTACCATATGCTTTAGTTCCAATACCAAATAATATTTGATTTGAAGAATTTGGATTATTATTATAATTTATAGTATAATCATTAGTTATGGATGCAAAAGATGCGGTTCCAGTTAAATTTCCTACAAATGAACCAGTAAATGATCCTGTTGCTCTTAGTGTAGTTCCATCATATGTTAAATTTGGCACACCAGCAAAAGCTCCAGCATTGTTATATTGGATTTGTGTATTTGAGCCTCCAGGAGTTGTAGCTGCTATTGCTGCTGCTGATGAAGTATAATATAATTGTCCTGTTGTGTTATCTATAGTAACTAAGAAGGATTTAGATTCTGTAGTCAAACCTCTTAAATTAACAGAGCCTGTTGTATTTAAAGATCCTGTTAATATTACACTTTGATTTAATGTATTTACAAAAGATGCGGTTGATGCGAAGGATGAACTTACTGCATTTAAAACATAAGATGCTGTTTGAGCATTTTGGGCAAATGAAGCTGTTGATGCGAAAGATGAACTTACAGCATTTAAAATATAAGATGATGTTATAGCATTTCTAGCCCATGAAGATGTTCCTTGTAGTGAACCTGTAAATCCACCTGAAGATCCTACTGGGCCTACTACTGTTAATGAACCTGATATTGTAATATCATAATCGCTTGCTCCTGTAAATGCATCTACAGATTGTGAGACGTGCCAAGATTCTACTGTGTAATCTTGTACTATTTCATCTACACCTGC